AGGTTATTTGTCTAATATAACCAGTCCCAATTGTTGATAATGCTGTTGCAGTTCTTCCAATCCCAATTAAACTTAGTGTTGTTATATATCCTTCTTCCTGAATTTGAGTATCAATTTCCTCAATAGTTGTATCAATAACTTCATCCTCGTACTCAAACAATTCACATTTTAATTCATAGACATATAATTTGCCTAGTTGATAAAATGGTTGTTCGTGCTCTACAAACTTAACTTCAAATAATCTTTGACCTAAAGGAAAATAGACCAAATCTCCTTCACGAGGTCTGGTTGCTAATTCAATTTCATCATCGGGCATTGCTGCCAAAAATGCAGCAATAAAGTCTTCAAATCTTTCTTTTGATATTGTAATTGTTAATTCATCTCTCAAACTCATTCCAAATTTTGTGAGGATATCACCAGCACCAGAATATCCTTCATAAGTATTAACATATGCTTCAATTAAAAAGTTATCATCAAATCTGGATGATTGTATTTCTTCAATAATGGTCTGCTTTCGTACAAATTTTCTTGGAATATAAGTTACTTCTACTCCATAAATCGTTAGTTGTTCGTTGATAAGATCTTGTACAAGTCTCTGCTCACTGGGAGATCCTTGAAGGAAAAAGGGATTAAGTGCCATTATCCAATAAAATCGTAAGGTGGAAGCTCATATTCAAGAGCCATTACTTGTTTAATACTTTCTAGTTCTCTTTCTGCATCTTCATAAATTTCTCTACCATTAAGTTCAATTCCTCCAGGAAGTTTTACTCCCCTAAACTTAATAAGGTTTTGACCCCATTGTCTCTTAATGAGGGACGTTAAATATTTTTTTAGAAAACTGTCATTATATACATTTGTGTAGGTATTTGGATCTAAAATTCTGTAGCAGTCTAGAACCAAGAAAGTATCTACAGTTTGTGCTCCCCAATCAATATCCAAATACAATCTGTCTTGTCTTTTGTTATATCTAACTTGTTTATCTGTGGTTAATAAAAAGTCAATATCTTCCAGATAAGTTTTTGTCATAGCATACTGTAACAGTTCAACAGAATTGAAATAATAAAGATCATTTAAAAACAACTGATACTTGATACTAAACATTCCACCAGAAATTGAACTGGTATCAAATTTAAAAACCTTTTCAATTCCAATCACAGAGTCTGGAACTTGAATAAAATTAGAGGTCTCATAAAAATTTGAAGTAACCGTTCCATATCCACTGATGTTTGTGGATGTTGATGTTGTAGTTACAATTCCAACACCGTTTGTACCTTTTGCCTTACCTCTATCCAAATCTTCTTGAGATAATTTGTACTTTAGATACATTCTCTCAACACCATCAAAATGACGCTCCTGGAAGTACTGTAGGGCGTCATCTACTAAATCGTCTATTTGGTCATCATCAACGTTAATCTCCAATACAGGGGCACCCAGCCTTCTTAAACAGTAATCAATTAGTTGTTGTCTACTTGCTGGTTTTGCCATTTTATTATTCCTCTGATTGATTGGAAATTAATAGTTCATTATATTTTTCTTCTAACGTAGAATAATCTTGAGTCAATGTTTGAAGTTTTGCTTCCAACAAAATATTTTGATTTGACAGTGACGCTAGTTTTTGATTATAAAGTTTAATCAATACATTCACATCAACTTCACTATTTTGATTTGACATAAATTAGAATGTTCCTCCATCTAGGGTTGAAGTCCAGGTTGGTTTATTTGTATATATGGTTGTTACGCCAGTTGGAATTATTGACATACTTACACTATTTTTTAATAGGTTATAAGTATTTGTAAAAGTTCCTTCAACTCCAACTAATGTGATCGTTGATGAGTTTGCCGTAGTTTTAACAACACCATATGCTCCACTTGTCTCTTGTAAAATTAAGTCACCTTGCGTAACGGATACAGAACTTCCGAAAGTTAAATTGATTTCAGTAATCGCAGTTAAAATTTGCTTTGATGTTAAAGTTGGGGATGCTGGATTATTTGTAGAAGTTTGTAATCCATCAACATCAAAATATACAATACCATGAGTATTAAAATCACCAGTTTGGTAGTAAATACCTTTAATATCAAGGTAACCTCTTGTTCCTGTGACTACACCATTTGAAACAATGGCAGCATCTGGAATATAAGTCCAAGATCTTGAAGTTGCCGCACTACCAACATTAGTTCCGTCAATATAACCAAAGAATCCAGTTTTGTTATTTGCCGTTCCTACACCAGTGTTATAATCAAACGCAATACCTCTGTCGGTATTGGTATCAAAAGCGTGAGTAATCGTTAGTTGTGTAGTTGTAGTGATTCCTGCTGTAGTGGAACCCTGGATAGTGATGATTTTTGTTGTGGTGTTATATCCAGTAATAGTGGTTAGTCCACTATTTGGTAATGAAGCACTACCCTGAATAGTATCACCAGTATTAATACCAATTACGGAATCGAGTGTAATTGTTGAGACACCGGTGGCAACTGGTGCCATAACCGTTCTCTTACTGGTTACATCACCAAGAACGATGATTGGATCGTTGATTGATACAACAGTAGAATTTACAGAGGTAGTTGTACCATCAACCTGCAAATCACCTTTAATAACGACAGTTCCTTCATTACTTAATCCATCTGGATATGGATCAATATACAGAATCCCATTTGATCCTGGAACTGTGGAAATTATATTTTGATTAATTTTTACGTCACCAATGGTCACACTTCCAGTAAAGGTTGAGACCCCAGCAACAGTAGCATTTCCACCAACATTGAGGTTTTTCTCAATTCCAACGCCACCTTCAACTACAAGAGCACCATTATCTTTAGTAGTTGAATCTGTTACATCTCCAATATTAATGGAAACACCATTGGCAAATGCCCAGTCTGCCCCTTCGATTTCAAATCTATTATCAGTAGCTTCGTCGTATCGTAACTTTACATCTTTATCAGTACCAAAACTCAAATAAGTATCATCAACTATGTTGATTTCACCAGTTCCATTCGGATCTAATACAATGTCTCCATCAGTATTCTGTGAAGAAAATGTATTTCCATCTAATCTTAAATTATCAACATTCCACTGATCTACTTTTCTTGTGTTATCAAGAATAACAACAATTCCACCATCACTATTGCGAGTGTTTGTAACTCCAGCAACAGTTCCTGGAACGTGGTCCATCATGGACGTGTAATAACGTCCAGCAACAGATACTACATTAGTTCCATCGTCACCAACATAAATTCTGTCTCTATTTTGGTTAGTTCCTGTAGCACTACCAATACCAGTTACATATGCTAATTCACCCCACTGCAGACTTCCAGGTATACTAGTACCAGAGGATCTTTTAATCCTAATAATACTTGCCATTAAAAGCTACCTCCGTTGATGTCTAAATTCTGTGTTGTTCCTGGGGTTAAGTCTAATGTTGCATCCCATTTTTGGGTGGTGGAGTTATAAACAAGAACCATCCCATTTAATACTGCGGGAGGTAAGTTTACATCTGTCAAATCACCTAAAGAAATTTCTTTAGTTCCAGCTAAAGATGATACAACTTTAACTGCGTTTTGCTGACCAACTCTAACTCTAATGTCTGCCATTAGCGAGTTACTCCTTCTCTAACTAGAACGGATCCTTCAACAACTCTAGTTATTACTCCAGAATTATCTGTTATCAAAACATCATAAACATAACGACCTGGTTTAAGGGAGGCAGTTGTAGTAGTTCCCAGTCCAACTTTAATTGTTCCTGCGGAAGGATTTAAAATTGATGCAGTAAATGAAGTATATGCTGAACTACCAGCATGTTTTCTCATTTGAGCAGATACTATGTATCCACCCAAATTTAATGAGGAACTAGAATCACTATTTTCTAATGAAAATGTTTGAGTAAATGTAGTACCAGTGTTTACGACTAGATTACTTACATAAACGGCTGCCATTTATAAAAACTTCAGGATCTAAAATATATTTATACTTGACCAAATCCAAGATTACCAAGACTATGAATTACCTCTTGTTGCTTCATATAAAGCTTGATAGAGGTCTTAAGCATTAGTCTAAGTTGATTGATATCGTTACAATCATCAATTTCTCTAGATTGCATTTCATATTCAAATAATTTATTGATATCGTCAAGTTTTATTTCATTTGGATCCATTGATAATCTCCTTCAGTAAAGATTTAATTTCTTCAATATCTGTTTTAATTTGGTCAATTTCTTCCTTTTGCTTTTGCTTTTCAGATTTCATTTTAATATATTGAGAATATCCCAATGTATCATAATTAACAATAGCACCAGATTTTTCATCTCTATAGAGATTTTTATGACCTTCAACGGGAATCATGCTAAAGCAATTACTCTTAAATCTTTAAATCTTGGAGCATATGC